CGACGAAGGAACTTATCGAACAGCCGTTCATGGGTATCGATCTCATCTTTGAGCCAGCCCACCTTGGTGGATAGCGGTTGATTGGGACTCGGGGCGCTCTCGGTGAGCTCGTCCTTGCGCCTTTTGCGCTTGGCCGGCGAGCCATCGGGCATCAGGATGCGGCCCATCAGGCCACGACAAACACGACGTTCCCAGTGCCCGGGTTAGCCACCAGTCCATTGACTAGATCCACAGGAAAGGGTGTCCAGCCGACCGGCAGAACAGTTGCGGCAAGGATCTGATTGCCGGCAACGGCCCCGGCGACCGTCGCGGCGTCATTGAGCGCGAGCGTCTGAGTGGCACTCACGATGAAACCCAAGAGCTGACACGAGCGTGCGATGACCACGGCTTGACCCGCCGCTGCCAGCGTAATCGGTCGCCCGACCTGAAGGTTGCCGCTTGCCATCTAATCCCCTAGGGCGCCCACTGGGAGCCGAATGTCTGGCCTTCCGACTTGGTTATCGCCTCGTGCTCTTCCGGGGTGAGCATAGTCGCTCGATGCGCCACCCGCCATGGAGGGCCCAGGCGCTTCGCCAAGTCCTTGGCTCTCGTGAGGCCGAACATGCTCTGCGCCCCGTCCATGCCGTTGTGTACGGTGCCGTGCTCATCCTCCCAGAGCACGCGCCATTCGACTTGCTCACCCATTGGGCCAAACCATCCTTTCCGTTGCTCTTCGAGGGGGATGCGCCAGCGATCTCACTCACCGCGCCACATCCGGTAGAGCGCGTACGAACCCAGTCGTGGTAGGGCTCGTCACTCGTGTCGTGTGGACCGTGATGTTCCCCGTACCGGTACTTAATACGATGCTCGTGTCCAAAGAATGGATTACCCCGGCTACCAGTAACGCGCGCTCGTTATGCCATAGCCACGCAAGATTCCATCTATCCACTCGCGGGCCATCGGCAGATTCTTGCGTCATAGGCGCGAACTCCGCGTAGGAAGCTTCTCTTTGGGAAAGAATACATCGTCAGCCGTCATTTCATGCAGGAACTTCGGCTTCGGCTTGTCCTCTGCCGCCTTCACCGGTTGCCACACCTGACCGATGATCTCGAAGGCATCACTCCCGTGGCTGGACCAGTCGTGGTAGGGCTCGTCACTCAGGATCTTCTTCTGGTCGTCCCACGAATAGTGGTAGCTGGTCAGGCAATCGCGGCCTTTCTCAGTACGGTCCGCATCGAACCAGCAGACCTCGAGGGTCTTGCGAGCGCCATTGATCTGATCGGCCTGGTTGATGGCCGGGATCACGTTCAGCGAGTAGCCGTACTGGAACATCTGGTCGCCGAATGATCGGCCCCCGGAGGCCAGCGTCTTGGTGCTCGTATCATGCGGTCCATGGTGTTCACCATAGCGGTACTTCAGGCGATGCTCGTGCCCAAAGAACGGGTCACCTCGCACTACCTTAGCTTCGTGCAATTTCAATTCTTGCCCAGCGAGGACGCTTGAATAGAACTGTGCATCTTTGCCCGTATTCTGGTGGTAATCGATCAGATGGACCTCGTTTCTGACGATCTGGAACCACCAGATAGCGGTCGCGTCCCCGTAGCCCAGGTCCCAGGCGGTGTGCACCTCGAGGCTCGGATCGTGCTTGACCTGGGTGACACGCCCTTCCGCGTCGGCTTTGCGCATCTGCCTTGCATAGATCGCCCCCAGAATCGCCGCCTCGAACGAGCACAGATATTCCTGCTCGAAGAGGTTCTGGCCCATCTCTTCCCCGTACTCCTGGATCAGCTCGAGACGCTCTTCCTCGAGCTCGTCGGGCCTGAAGACACCAGTTTGTGTAGCGGGCAAGACCTGGTGGAACCAGCCTTTGGCCTTCAGGGCGGCTTGCAGGAGGGTGAAACCGTGGTTCTTGCCACGGGGAGTAGTAATGAAGATGGCCCAACCGCCGTTCTCCCGGAGAATCGGACGCATGTACGCCCAGGCGTGGGGATCTGCCAGCGCCCACTCGGAGAATACGATTCCAACCGGAGGTGAGCCGACCAGAGCATTGAAGTTGTCACTGCCTACCACCTGCCAGAACGAGCCGCACTTGAGCTCGATCTTCATCTCGTTGTTCAGGGTTCGTTTGCGTAGCGGGATCGGGAAGGCCTCGTCGATACGCCGTATGCCGGTATGGGGGTTGATCGCATCCCAGATCGCCTTTCTGGCTTGTTCGGCCTGGGGGAGCATGTGCCAGTAGTTGCCTTTCCTCTTGTGGGCGGCCTTACAGGCCCAGTGCATGGCAACATCATCTTTGCCCGCTCTACGGTGCCAGATCGCACAGGCTCTGAGTCCACCGGCTTCCAGGTAGCGCCACAGCTCATCCTGATGGGGCTCGGTGTACCAGCCACCGAGGCCGTCAATCTCCGTCGTGGAGAACGGGCTTGCGGTGATAGCCATTCATCTCGACGGGGCGGTCGGTGGGATCACGGAAGATGCAAGTGAGATTGCCGTTGATGTTGAGGTCCTGCGGCATGACTGCTTTGGCGACGGTCCGCTCGATCAGGAACTTGGCACACTGAATCTGCCCCTCCGTAAGCTCAATCTTACCGAAAGCATTGTCCTGCAAGCGGTTTACGAGCTGACTGGTCTTGATACGCTGGAGCACCAGCTCGCTGTGATTGCGGTTCAGGCGGGCGGCCATTCAAGAAGCGCTCATGGCCCAGTTGTCACTGCCGAAGTAGAACAGGTTCGCCGTGAGGCCGGTGGCAATCAGCGTTCCGGCCCCGGCCGCTCCATTCTTTACCGTCCCCAGTGAGTTGTTGGGGTAGATGGTGAGGTTCTGGCCCGTGTGGTTGGCAATGACCATGGTATCCCCGGGAAGACAGGGGCCATTGGGGTTGCCCGCCGAATTGGTGGTATCCGAGCCACCCAGCACACGGACCGCGCCCGCCGCGCCGATCGTCGTGCAGATCAGCACATCCGTAGGCGCCAAGGTAGCACCCACCAGAGATACCGTGGTACTGGGCGCGAGTTTCGTGATGAAACCCTGTTGGGCCACTTTCTGCTGAACGGCTTCCCCGGGCAACCAGGCTTGGATGGTCATCAGTACATGCTCGACTTGCGGCGACCTTCCCAGGACGTCTGGGCCCGACCCTTCATGGATTCCATGCGTCCTTTGTGGCCTTCCCGCTGATGCTCGCCGCGTCCGATTCCGGCGGCCACGTCGTTCTTGCGATCGTGGGACTTCATGTCGATGCCCACCCGGCGCCCGGTGATGTTGCCACTGGTCGTGGGAGGGGCCTTCTGGCCCGGCATCTTGTGGGTGCGGTTGGCCGTATGGATATGATGCTCCCCGGTGGATTCATTGCCTTTGAGGCTGCCCGCGGAGTCTGTCGAGACGGATTTGTAGTTCCGCACCGTGGTGCCGACCGCTTTGCCCTTGCCCATGGCCTTGGCGCCGGAGCCTCCTTTCTCCCCGATGGCACCTTCCCGGTGGGGACCGAACCCCTTGCCACCCTTCGCGTGCCCCATGCTTTCAGGCTGATGGGCATCGATATAGCCCGGCATGCCGTTCATGGTGTTGCCGCCCTTGGGACTGCCGTCACCCTTGGAGCGGGTTTCCGGCTCCTGGGCCCTGCGACCCTGAGGGGCAATACTGCGGGTGCTCTTGATCGAATCGCCCTGAGTGAACTTGGCGGCCATCATTTCTCCACAGAGGTTTTGGCCTGACGTTTCGTGGCGGACGGCATGGCCTTGACTGTATCAGGATTCATCCGGCGGTTGATAGGGCTTAGGAATGGGATGGCCGAGCCAGCGCGGACCCGGCCGTTCGAGCGTGCGTTCGGGCGGCTGCGAAGGTTTCTCTCGGGGCGCCTTGACGGCGACCCAGGTCCTCCAGGAATCCCGCGCCTCCAGCGAACGCACCGGCTCGGGCTCCCCACTCGTCCGGGACGGCGCGTCCGCGAGCCGAATGCGCATCATTGGACCCGGGAAATCGCTTCTTTGATCGCGGTAAGCTGCGCGGCGGGCGCACCCGAGGCCAGCAGATTCACCACGGCCTCCAGGCGAGCCAGACGCAATGACCCGCTGCTTTCACTGGGCAGGATGGGCACAGTCTTGGGTGTCGTGACCGACTTCCCCGCCTTCACCTGGACCCGGATAGCGGCCAGCGGATCGGATTTCGACTGCGACGCAGGCTTTGTGGGCGCGGCTTTCAGCTTCGCCCTGATAGCGGCCAGAGGATCGGTTGCCATGAATCTAGCTCCTCACAGTGATCGAGCCGGCCGTGCGGCTCACCGGGTGGAATGTCGCCGGCTGCGGCAATCGCTTGCAAATGCGCTCGAGCAGCTCCTCCTGCGCGCGAAGGAGCTCTGCGATCCGATGCAGAGCCTCCAGCACGCGCTCTTCCTGATCCCAGTCCATTAGCCCGAAACGGTGATCGAGCCCAGTGTCTTGGAGGTCGGGAAAAACTGTCCGACCACGCCCCCCGGTCCGCTTTCCGTGTAGGTCACCGGAGTGCCGATGGTCGCACCGGTCGAATCGAGGTCGGTGAACGTGACACCGGCCTCACCCGTACCGTCCGTGCCCGTCAGGACAGCGGTCCAGGGAGGGGTTTCCGACCCATTGAGTGTACCTGGGGGCAAAGTGGCACCGCTGTTATCGACTACGACATAGGCGGTGGCCGCGAAGGTCTGCCCGGGTGCGAGAGTGACGGCGGTGGGATCTCGGGGAGCGGTGATCGTGATGGACGTCATGGGGTTCTCCGGTGGGAAGTCGGCCTAGCCGGCCGCGAAGGAAGTGGGGGAAAGCGGTTGCTGCACGGTCGTCACCGCGCCGGGAATACTGAACGCGATCTCCGGCGCCCAGCCGCTGGTGGAGGGACTGGTGCCCAGCAGATCGGTCTGGTCGATCGAGGCGTAATAGTTACCCGGCGGCAGGCTGATCTTCAGTGCGGTGGCCAACTGAGCCGGCGTGCAACTGGTCGTATTGGCGGCCATCACCGCGAAGTACTGGTAGTTGAACGGCCCGTGGGTCGTGTCACTGGCCAGGCGGATGCCGATCGTGAAGCCGCTGATCGCCTCCCCGGACGGCAACGGGCCGTTGATGCCCTGCGAGCTCGGCAGCCAGGTGAACCCCTTCACCAGCGGCGTGAACGTCGTGGTCTGCGCCAGAGCCGGGACAGCGCATAAGAGAAACAACAGGGCCCAGAAATGTTTCAAGCGGGGATCTCCACGAGGGGAATGACTTCGATCGACAGACGCGGCGGGGAATTGTACACCCCTTCCTGGGTCACGATCAGTTCCAGATGCGCCGGAGAGTCGTCGAGCACCACCTGGGCGTAACGCAAAGCGTCCACGACCGGCTTGACCGCACCCACCAGATTGTCCGGATCCAGCGTGCGCTTGCTCTGGCGATGGATCGTGACCCGCGCGCGCTCGTAGGGCTCCGGATTCGTGTAGCCGGCCTGCACCAGGGCGTAGAAAATCTCCCGCTTCCACAGGTCCGTGTTCCGCTTGCGGTAGCGCCAGTGGAACCCCAGCAGATCGTTCGGGCTGCACGGCACGCGAGGGATTTCCAACCTAATCACCCCGCTACAGGCCTTCGCAAAATGTGCCTGGCAGCAATCCCGGGCCTCCTGCGCCTGCTTGGAAGCTCCTCCCAAAACGTCCAGGCCGCGATAGGGGATGAAAACCCAGGCATCCCCTGCCTTGGCGGCCCTGACCTCGTACTGGCCCCCTGAGCTGATCTGGCAGCTTTTGACCGGCTTGAGCCATTCGAGCGTGGGGGGCTCCGGGACATAGCCCTGCGGCACCACGGGACGCTGCGTAAGGGCCTTCATGGGCGGTGCGGGGTCGCGGGGGTCATCGGGTAGCGGGGGGGCACCGGCAAGCTTCCTGAGGGCCTCCTGCTGCTCGGCGAGAGATGGAATGGTAGCAGGGGTCGGATTTGAACCGACGACCTCATGGTTATGAGCCACGCGAGCTGGCCTCTGCTCTACCCTGCTGTTTTGAATCTTACGCGTGCGTTCCATCAGCTTCGCGTTCATTGCCTTCACGGCGCTCTCATCGGGCGCGGGTTGATTGCGTCTCACCAGCGGTTGGCGCTCTCTCATGCTTCACCTGTGCAGCAATGTTGCTTGCTGCCTAGGCGGTATATTTTGTATACTTCGCGCATGGGTTTGAACGTGAAGGAATTTCTGCAACTCATTCTAACTCAACCTGAGCGGTTTGTCCGCTCTCAGGTGCCCTGCTGCCTGCAGGCGGTATGGGAGTGGGCGCTGGAATCTCGCTCTGCGTAAATTCGTCGAGCTTGTCTTCCAGGTAAACCACCAGCGCGGACAGATTCGCCACCGCACGCACCATCGCGTTGTAGCCCTCCTGGGTGACTTCGAAACCTTGCGAGTCCGTCACCCGACGATTAACGCGCTTACTCACTCTCTGGCGCTCCCTGCGGCTGAGCAGGCGCTAGCTTCCCGCACCCCCATTCAGCGCACCATTTCGGCGTAGGACAGTCCGGGCATTCGCTCGGGCTCATGATGTCGCGCTCATGGACCGTTTGCGGCTGAGCAGGGGCGGCAGGGATGAGCGGTTTTGCCCATGCAACGCCGCGAACCTCACGACAGCCGTAACGGTCGCAGTCCTCGATCTCACGTCCGCAGTCGTTGCACGTCATGGTCTCTCGCTCATCGCGCTTGCGGCTCACGGGCCATCAAAAACGATGTCGATGTAGTTCATATCTCGTTACACCTTTGGCGCGGGGCGCTCGGTCGGGGACTTGCGATGTGGACAAGGATTGCAGCGAGTGATGTCGGTCGGGTATCCGGCTGGTGGGCAGTCCGAGCACAGCGCTTCGGCGGCAATCACGCGAGCCCGATCCAGAATCTGGAACTCCTCTGGCACGTTTGCCGTGAGACCATCGAAAATTCCCAGCAACTCTGCATGCGAGGCGCGCAGCCTTTCAAAAGTGTCTACCAAAGCAACCACGGCATCTGCCGCCGTGGGCCTTGACGCGCGACGCAAGTCGATTGCGGAAGCGCGGGCCATCGCAATCAATGTAGGGTCGGCAGTTCGCTCACTCACGGTTCACCTTCTCAGGGGTTGCGGGAGAGGAACGCGGGCAGTCATCCGCATGCGTGTCTCCGCGTAGGTTGCCGCAGTAGATACAATCCACGGGGGCACCGATTGGATGCTTCGCTACCGGCAGATCCGCGGACGGGACTTCGCCGGACGTCTCGTGAGCGGAACTTTTGAGTGCTTTGATTGCTCGCTCCACCACCTCGTCGTAACCCATGTCTGGCGTACCATGCTCCGAAAGGTAGCGTGCGACATCCTCCAGTTCAGTCACCAGATTTGAGGACAGGACTTCACCCGGGGAGGGGGCCATGAGTCGCTTTACCGTGGCTATGCTTTGAGCAAGAGCGTTGCGCAACCGCTCGATCTCGGCCAGAAGGACTGCACGATCCAGGTGCGACAGATACGCCATGTCACGCGCCGCCTTGAGTTTGTCGCCGGCCTGCTCTACATGCGAATGCCGCAAAGCGATACCCTTTTCACATTCGGCGTCGATCTGTTTCGATGTCCGCTCAGCTTCGCTCATACGATTCCCCGCTCTCCTGCGCGATACGGGCGATCACGGCGAAGTACTCTCAACAGTCCAACCTTCCTTTCCCAAGGCCTCGGAAATGTCATCGCTAACGGTGGCGTAAGGCCCGCTGCAATACCAATCCATGTACATGCCCTTACCGCAGATACTTGCGATCAGATCCCCGGCGGCGCGGAAGCTGTATGCTGCCGTGTCCCCATTCGCATGCTTCCAATCAACGTTGGCCAGAGCACTCCACAGACGTACTCCGACCTCACGATCTGCGCGAATCTTTTCGCCTAACTGGCGCTCGACCGCTCGGGCGAAAAGGTCGCCGTCATATGCCTGAAACGGCAATCCGTCCCATACGCCACCAAAGCCACCGAAATCAGTCATTTCCCGTTCCTCTTGCTGTGCCGGGCCAGCCGACGCGCCTCGGCGGACTTCTTGCCCATGGCGACGTAATGTTCCCGTGGGCGCGCCTTCTTCGGCCCCTTGGCCTGCCCTCCTTTGCGACCCGCCTCCACGACGGTCTGAATCGCTTTCACGCGGCGATCTGCGCCAGCGGAGCAGCGGCCATCAGCTCAATAAGCTTGTTCGCCATCCGCTGGAAGCATCGCGAGCGGGCGGCGGCGGCGGCGGCGGCGGCGTCGGCGGCGGCGGCGGCGGCGGCGGCGGCGTAGGCGGCTGCGTAGTC